TTAATTGCTCTTTACTTATACGCTATTTCACAAGAAGAAAGCCAATTAATTAGTGTTGTTGGTTGCACCTTGCCGCACCTTCGAAGGGGTGCGCTCCGTCAATGGTTGACCATTTGCGAGGAGATGGCATTTGATGGCGATTTCAACAAAACAAACTTGACCTTTCGGTTAGGAAAATGTACTATCGAGTTTTTTTCAGCTGATGACAACAACAAGGTACGAGGCGGGAAGCGGGATGTATTATTTGTTAATGAAGCAAACCTTATCAACTATGAGCGATATAGGCAGTTAGCTATTCGTACTGAACAAACCGAGATAATTGACTTTAATCCAGTAGGTGAATTTTGGTTTCACGAAAAAGTTGTGCCCTTCCAAGATGACTTTCTTTTCAGAATAACGACCTATAAGGATAACCCAACCGTATCGGATAAGGTTAAGGCTGATATTGAGCGGTTAAAGGAATCAGACCCGATGCTTTATCGCATTTATGCCGAAGGAAAAACGGGCAGAATCCAAGGCTTAGTATTCGAAAACACAAAGATAGTAGATGTTTGGCCGCAACTGAAGAAGCGAGCATACGGGCTGGATTTTGGCTATTCAAATGACCCTACCGCACTTGTTGAATGCGGCCTTGCATTTGGCGAATTGTATGTACGAGAAATAATCTATGAAACTGGATTAATTGTGCCTGATATATCAAAAGCGATGCAGGACGCAGGAGTAAGAAGGAATGATGAGATTTTTGCAGATGCTGCTGACCCTGCGAGCATTGAGCAATTAAGGCGCGAGGGGTGGAACATCCGAGCAGCAAAGAAGGGCAAGGGTTCAATCCTTTTTGGGATTGACCTAATCAAGCACCATGGCCTTAACATTCATAAAAATTCGATTAACTTTGTAAAGGAATCAAGGAACTACAAATGGAAGGAAAACATGGATGGTGACTTACTTAATAAACCAATTGACAACTTTAATCATTGCTTTGACGCGCTCCGCTACTACGCGGTAATGAAGTTAAGCCGAAAAAATTCGTTTATTCAATTTGCAGGATAAATAATGACCAACTAATAAATAAAAAAATGCTTGAATATTACATAGAAATTTTACGCCACACGATAGCCAATAAGGTTTACCACAGGCACTATGAGCGAATAAACAAGGTGGCCGAATTTTCGCGCCAAATGGTGACTGGCGAAGGGCAGGAAGAACTGATAGTGAGCTACAAGGCTCGAGAAACCGATGAGCAAAAAAAGCAACGAATTAAGATAACCAACAGCTTAACACGCTATGCCACCAACCAAGTTAGAAATTACTTCCGAAAGGTTGGGCGCGTTGATAATATAATCAAGGAAATCAAGCATGAAAGCGAGGAAGCAGCCACGCAAATAGATGCTGCTTTGTCGAACTTTTTCGCAGGTGGCAGCGCTTGGGATTACGTATTGAGGAACGGCGAAATGAAGGGATTTCTTGACCCTAACGGATTACTAATAATCGAGCGAAAGGACATCCGAGGCGCACTTGGTGAAATTGTCGATACCAAGGTTTATCCGTTTGAGGTAAGTAGCCGCGATGTGGTCAACTGGTCAACGGTTAATGGTGAAATTGAATGGGTGATTATTAAGCAGCATGGCGTTGAGGTTATCCAAACTGGTAGCGGTTCGAGTTATTATGAAAGACTGGAGGATGTGACCGATTATTACTTATACGCGCCGGGCTATGTTATTAAGCTAAAGCAATTTGTAAACAAGCGTCCTACCGAGTTAGCGCAAAATGAATCAGAGGTTACAATTGCCACCAAGGACGGCAAGCAGTTGTACTTCATTCAAGGCATTTATGAGAACGGCACGCTTGAATTACCCGTTATTCCATTTGGTGCTTACTTGGACGAAAAAACAGACGGTAAAACAAGGGTATCAGCACTTGACGCAGCAGAGGAAGTTTTCATTGATTTGATAAACGTAAAAAGCGAGGCCGACCTTACAAGGGCGCTTCATACTTTTCTTCAAAAAATCGCCTACGCGCCCAAATGTAATTTTGAAAACGACCAGGGCGACTATTGTTCTGGCGGTTATTTGGCAAATAGCGGTGATGTTTGCCCGAGTTGTTCAGGCGCAGGTGTTAAGGTTCACTTGACAACACAAGATGTTATCTTAATTGCCCTACCTGATGACAAAGAAACCTTTTTCCCGTTGCAAGATTTTGTGCATTACGTAAACCTTCCTGACTGGTTGCCAAAATGGCAGCATGATGAACTGTTGGAAAAAACAATCAAGCGTATCAGCCTTGCTATTTTTAATACGGAAATCTTCCAAGCACCACAGCTTGCACAGACAGCAACCGCGGCCGTTATTGAATACGACAAAATATACGATGCAATTAGGCCATTTGCGAATCATTTGTCTAAAATGTGGATAAAGATTGCCACGATAACCGCGCAGTACCTTGAATTATCAGACGGGTTCAGCGCTCGCCATTCGTTCCCGTCAGATTTCAAGATGAAATCAGAAACGGAGTTAATCAATGAATATAAATTAGGCAAGGAAGCGGGATTGTCAATTGACGTGCTAAATTCAATTGAAAACGATTTACTATCTAAAAAGTACGTTAATTCACCTAAGCAGGTGCGCGAAATTCAGGCATTAAAGAAGTGGAAGCCATTTGATGGGTTATCGCCTGAAACAATCAGCTTTATTTTATCGAGCCGCCAGCCTTCAGACCCTGACCGAATTTTATACGAGAATTTCTCAGCCATTAGCCGCGATATCGTTTGGGAATATGATGGCAACTTTCATGCGCTACCATTGCCACTTCAAAAGCAGGTAGTGTACCAAAAGGTGGCCGATATGGCGGCAACTATTCAGCCAGTCACCCAACAGCAAACGGGCAGCTTATTATTTGACGACACGCAGATATAATGAGTAGAGCGAAATACAGCAACGAAAGAAATAAATTTATCAGAGCCGCGCAAGCACTTTTGATGCGCAAAACCCGCGCTATTCAAGCGAGCCTTTATAGCCGTTTATTTCAATGGACAAATAATTTGGAATCAGAAAATCAAGTTATCAGCTATTCGCAGCGCAACTTCGGAGCGATTAATCAAATTATCCAGATAACTAACAGCATACCGGCAAACGAGGGCGCAAAGTTAGCAAGTTGGATGGGTAATAAGATAATGAGCCTTTTCGGATTAAACAGACAATATTTCAATTCGTTTATTCGCTATGATTTCAAAGAAGTAGATGCACGCGCCAGAGAAAAAACATTACTAAGATTAGGATTTGATATTCAAAAAAAGCAAATAACCAAAGGCGGCTATTTATGGGAGGTGGCTAATACGTTGAACATTGGCCAATCAATCGCCGAAAAAGTAAACAATGCAATCGGTCAGCGGATGGGATTAAAGGAGTTTAGGGATAACTTGAAGAACGATTTTGTTAACCCGCAAGGATTAGGAATGGTTGAACGGCATTTTTATACAAAGACCTTTGACATCTTCCAACAGCAAGACCGAGCCATCACCCTTGACTACTCCAACGAATTAGGGCTGGATTACTTCATCTACTCAGGTACAGAAATGAGCCGCACTCGCCCATTTTGTGAAGAACGAATCGGGAAAATCTACACACGCGAGGAAGTGGACAGTTGGCGGAATTTAACTTGGGAAGGCAAGAATACTAATTATGACCCGTTCCTTGATTGTGGTGGATATAACTGCCGGCACAAGTTGGACGCAATTGACGCAGCTACGGCCGAATTTATACGCAATAGGCGATAAAATAAGATAAAAATAGGCGATATGATAATAAGTAATATAGTACATAAATTAACCGTTCACGCACAAAAGCAATACGGCACGCGGCAAATTTCAGACATTGATAAGATAATCGTTCACCATTCAGCAACCAACAGCGGCACACCTGATAGCTTTGCCGATTACCACGTACAAAAAAAGGATTGGCCGGGCATTGGGTATCATGCGGTTATTGATGCAGATGCTAAAGTCTATTTAACCAATAATTCAACAACCATTAGTTATAATTGCAGCGGACAAAACGCGACATCCATCGGCATTTGCCTGATTGGTAATTTCGAAAAAAGCGAGCCAACAACAGAACAGATAAACGCATTAATTCACATAATAAAATTTTATAATGAACTCACCGAAAAAACCCTCCCCATTTACGGCCATTGCGACTTTCGCAAAACAAGTTGCTGCGGGCGCAACTTATACGCTCAACTTAAGCAGGTTCGTAAACAAATCGAAGAAAAATAAAGAGGTACAAGCGATGATGAACGCTAAGATATATCACAGCTTATGGACGGACTTCCAACGATTACAACAGCTATTTGAGCAGCAAAAAGAGGAGGTGGCGCAACTTAGACAACTTATTCAGGATGTTTTGGATATTGCAGAGGTGTCCATTGAAAATAAAAATAAGCTAATCGAGCAATACGAAAAATCACAAAGTTGGCAGGTAGTTAATTCCGAAGCGGTCGATTATGGGCAGGCACTTGGCGAATACTCAGCATACGACCGTATTTACACCTTTGTCAAGTACGACTACTCAAAAATAAAAAAGCCAAAATTAAAGAACTATATCGACCTAAACAACACAGGTGAATGAGTTATCAATTTTACATAACGCCTGAAGGAGGCAGCCAAACGAGGGTTTATCCTGCGTATGATAGCCTGAA